GGGTAGATTGCAAGTTTATATACCAGAACTTGGTGGAGATCCAACTGATCCAAATTCTTGGTATATATGTAATTATGCAAGTCCATTTGCTGGTGCATCAAATATTTACAATGTAACAGCAGGAGGAACGACATGGACAAGTTCACAAACTAGTTATGGTATGTGGTTTATGCCACCCGACTTAAACAATGAAGTTTTAGTATGTTTTATTAATGGTGATCCTGGCAGAGGCATATGGTTTGCTTGTCTTTATCAGCAAAATATGAATCATATGATACCTGGTATACCTGGAGTTTCTGGATCAGCTGGTCCAGGTCAATCATTGGTTGATACAGCTGATACGTTACCTGTTGTTGAATATAATAAAATGGGTCAAAATGTTACTGTAGCTAGTGCCGCAAGACCTGTTTTTACACCATTGGCTAGTCAATTACAAATACAAGGATTGGACCAAGATATATTAAGAGGTACTAGTACATCAGGTGCTAGAAGAACCGATCCACCAAATTCTGTTTACGGCATATTGACTCCGTTGCAAAATCAATTTGTTATGGATGACAATCCAGGACAAGCGTTCATCAGATTACGAACTCGTACAGGTACACAGGTATTAATAAGTGATACTGATGGTAGTATATACATCAATAGTGCCGATGGTAGCAATTGGCTTAATATGAATTCAGATGGTACTATTGACATCTATGGATTAAAAGACATCAGCATACGAAGTCAAGGTAGCTTAAACTTGCGTGGTGACATAGACGTTAATATTGAAGCTGGTCGTACAATCAATATTAAGGCCAGAAATGATGTTAACGTACCAAATCCCAGCGCACCAAGCATGGATAAACAAGCTAATGGTGGTAACATCAACATTGAATGTAATATGGATTATAACTTAACAGCAGGTAACATTTATACTAAAGCTGGTAATGTTCATGCAAGAACATCGGGTAATATTTTTGATACAACATATCCAGGAAATATTTTTATTAAGGCTCACGGAAATCTTTTCATAAATTCAAATTCAAATATTGGTATACAAGCAAATGCTAATATTATGATAGAAGCTGATAATTTAATACACATAACTTCAAACCTAGACTTGTTGCTTAATTCTGGTGGTAACGTTACAATAAATGCTAATGCTAATATTGAAATAGGCTCAATGGGTAATATTCATATATTGGCTGCAGGTAATATAAACGTAGTATCTATGAATAGTATGGTTATACAATCAGATATGCTTCTTAATATGAATTCTATGAACGTTATGACTATACAATCAAATGAAAGTATATTCCTTGCAACACAACATGGTATAAATCTACTAGCAGTAGAAGATGATATCTTTATTGTAACTGGTGCAGATATGTGGGTATCAGCTTATGAAGATATTAATATTGTAGCTGGCCTTGATATAATAATTGATGCACTACAAACATTAAATGAATTTAGCCATGTGAAACAAGAATTAGCAGAAATTGCAGTAGTTTCAGTAGAAGTTGATCCACTTGACACATTAAATGTAAGTCCTGATGAGCATAAAGAATTTAGACCATGGGCAGTGCAAGGACAGCTTCCAGTACCTCCAACTGATATTAATCAAGAAGATAATCAAATATTTGGCCCAGGTATGTACTCACCAATTGACAGAGAAACAATACTTTATAGATTGCCATTCCACGAGCCTTATCCATATCATGCTGGTACATTAGTTGGAACAGATAGTTATATTAGTGAGGCTGGTGGTAATCCATTGATTGATCAATTTACTGGATTAACAATGCAATTAGGTTCTATCATTCCCGGTGCAACGATACCACAACCAATGGCTGGTATTCCAATCTCGGGTATGCAACCAGGAAATTGGCAAGGCATTAGCTATCAAGGTAGCGTTCCTCAGTATCAATTCTTGGGTCCAAATCCAAGTTTGGCACCAGCATCATCATATCAATTAAGTGCCTTGGGAACACAATTCTTAATTAAATACGAAGGATTTAGTCCTCTACCTTACACTGATCTTGGTGGTCAGATTTGTATTGGGGTAGGGCATGCGTTAACATCTGATGAAGTATCAAATCAATATACAAATACATCTGATGGTCAGATACCTTGGGCTCAGGGACTAAGTGATGACCAGATTATGGGATTGTTAAATCAAGACTTATATGAACAAGGTGATCCAATTAAACAGGTACCTGTAATAACAACTGGTGTATATAGTGGAGTTGGCGGCGCATTAGTAACACAGGCACAGTTTGACGTAATCGTTAGTTTCTGTTTTAACATTTGTCCTATCCCATTTATGAGCAGTACCTTCGCAACGCAACTTACTTCTGGTAACTATGATCAGGCAGTAATAGAGTTGGTACGATGGCAATTATTGTTAGGTACATTGAATCAACAAATTCTTAATAGAAGAACTGATGAAGCATCTAGAATTTTAAATCTGAACACAACATTATAATATAATTCCAATTAAATTATCTGTTTATACAGTCATAAATAAAACTAACTTAATTGGAATTATTATGGCAGTTGTACAACAACAGAGACTTTTTGTAGGTTATAGCACACTTGACACTACTACCAAGAATCAGCAATTTGCTGATATACCTTTAATAAAAAGAGATCTTATAAACAATTTTTATACAAGACCAGGCGAAAGGTTGATGCTACCTACTTGGGGTTGTGGTATCTGGCAACTATTGTTTGAACCATTTGATCCAGTTATACAAGAACAAATTGTTGATATGGCTACACAAGTAATTGCAAATGATAGTAGGCTTCAATTACAAAGTATAAATGTAGTTCAGATTAATGCTGGACTATTGATACAAATGGAAATTCTATATGTGCCATTTAATGTCATAGAAACTTTTACACTCACGTTTAACAATACACAAATTAATTAAGGTATTTAGATGACTAATAAGGAAATGATTTCATGACTGTAACGGCTCAGCAAAGGCAAAAACAACTTTTTTGTGCTGAAGATTGGCAAGTTCTTTATACCGCATTCACACAGGTTAATTTTAATGCTTATGATTTCAATACTATACGTACAGCATTGATAACTTATATACAACTTAACTATCCAGAAGATTTTAATGACTGGATAGAAAGTAGTGAATTCGTTTCTATAATTGAACTATTGAGTTATGTTGGTACTAGCTTAGCACTAAGAATGGATTTGAATACACATGAAAATTTCTTAGATACAGCTCAGCGTCGTGAAAGTGTATTTAGATTAGCCCAAATGTTGAATTATCAACCACAGCGTTGTTTAACATCTGTAGGATTTTTAAAAATACAGCAAATTGTTACAAATCAAACTGTATATGATAGTGATGGAAATAACTTAGCTAACATACCTATAAATTGGAATGATCAAAATAATGCAGATTGGTATGAACAATTTATTATCGTATTAAATGCAGCTTTAAATTCAACAAACCAATTTGGTAATCCAAATGAAAGTGGAATCGCTGGTAATATTCCTGCTGATTTGTATGCATTAAATAATGTTTCTATTCCAACTAGCGTTATACCATTTACTGCATCAGTATCTGGTAATATTATGAATTTTGAATTAGTAAATCCTGATTTTGCACCAACTGACAGCACATTAATGCAATTGGGACAAACTGGGTATTTTATTGAGCAACCATTGAATCCAGCTAATAGCTGGAATTTTATATATGAAGTTGATGGTAATGGGTATGGTAGTCCAAACACTGGATTCTTTGTTATGTTTAAACAAGGTATATCAGGACATAGTGATTTATAGAAGTTAATGCAAACGGAGTAAACCAAACAGACGTTTGGGTTGAAAATATAAGTGGTAATGGGGCCGTTGTAACAAATTGGATTCAAGTGCCAAGTGTAAATGGATTTAATGTTATCTATAATAGTATTAATCAACAAATACGAGACATTTATAGTGTAATAACTAGAGATAGTAATGGAAATGATCAAATAAGTATCAGATTTGCTGATGGAAATTTTGGCAATGTTCCAACCGGATTATTAAGAATTTGGTATAGAACCAGTAATGGATTACAGTATCAGATACGACCAGCCGATATGACTAATATAAAGTTTAATTTTGCATATAATGACAATTTTGGAAATACATATTCGTTGTCTATTAACAGTGCATTACAACAGACTGTATCTAATAGTCAAGGTAGTGAAACTAATGCACAAATAAAACTAAATGCAT